CCAGTCTTTACGGCTCACCTAAAGGATGAGCCAACTTCGCTCGCGAAGATCGACGCCAAGAAGACACGAGTCTTTACGGGTGCACCGATCGACTGGTCGCTGGTCGTGAGATCGCGACTTTTGTCGTTTGTGCGTCTGTTGCAGAAGAACAAGTTTGTGTTTGAGGCGGGGCCTGGTACCGTGTGCCAGAGTTCAGAGTGGGGTGACATACATGAGTACCTCACAGAGTTCGGTTTCGACCGAATTGTCGCGGGCGACTACGGCAAGTTGACAAGCGAATGATTTCTGATTTTGTCTTGTCTGCTTACCGCATCATGGCTAGCGTCTACGAGGCAGCAGGTTTTTCGCCAGAGGAAGTGCGAGAGATCATGTGCATCGGTGAAGACACAGCCTTCCCCCTTGTCAACTTCAATGGAGACTTGGTGGAGTTCTTCGGAACAAATCCGTCTGGGCACCCTTTGACGGTGGTGGTGAACTCGCTGGTCAACAGCTTGTACATGCGCTACTGTTACATCGTGCTCAACCCCGAACATGAGTGCGACACGTTCAAGCAGAACGTGCACCTGTTCACCTACGGGGATGACAACATCATGGGGGTGTCCAGACAATGCGACTGGTTCGGTCACACCGGGATCCAGGAGCAACTGGCAGCTTTGGGTGTAGAGTACACCATGGCTGACAAGGAGAGCAAATCAGTACCTTTTGTCAACATCGCAGAGGTGCAGTTCCTGAAGCGGAGCTGGCGCTTTGATGCGGACGTTGGTGCGTACATGTGCCCTCTGGAGCTCGCGTCAATCACTAAGTCGCTGACAGTGTGGTTGCCTTCAAGTAGCATTGATGAATACGCGCAGATGGTTGCGGTAATCTCAAGTGCGAACAACGAGTTCTTCTTTTACGGTCGACAGGTTTTCGAACATCACCGTAAGTTCTTTCACGCAATTTTGCAGAAGGAGCCGTTCGCTCGGTACGTAACCGAGAGCACGCTCCCTACGTGGGAGCAACTGGTTGACCGGTTCAACCAGGCTAGCCGAAACTAGCAAAACTAGGCTCTTCGAGTCTGCTGGTGGGTTTAGGCAAGCCCGCCAGCGAGTATCTGTTGTCGTTCAAGAAAATACATGATGAGTACAAAGCACATTTACACTGTGAACGAGTTGAGGCGCTGACCAAAACTAGCGCCCTCACCGTACACCCAGCTGGGGGGTACGCGTGGGAAGAGAATCAGCAATGGACACTACAATCTGCGGAGCTCACAGATGTGGACTCCGTGGTCACCACAGAGCAAGCTGGTGAATCAGTAGTGCAAGAACAAACAGTCACCTTTACAGACAACGAGGGTGGCGCGCTCTTTCGCGCGCCCACATCGGAGAATGTGGTGGCTATGGTCGACAACACCGAGGACATCGCGCTTGGCAGTTTTCTGTCTCGCCCGACCCTCATTCAGTCAAGTACGTGGTCAACGTCAGACCTTGTGGGAGTGTTGAACACATTTACCCCCTGGTCGCTCTTTTTGAGTGATACGGTGATCAAGCGGAAGATTGAAAACTACGCTTTTTTGCGTGCCAAGATGCACGTAAAAGTGGTGATCAACGGCACCCCGTTTCAGTACGGGGCGCTGCGTTACTGCTACGAGCCTTTGTCAGGGTACGTTGACGCCAAGGTGAGAACCAACAGTGTCAGCAACATCCCGCTCCTAGTGCCTTACTCGCAAATGCCAGGGTTCTTTGTGTACCCGCAAGCAAATGCAGGAGGTGAAATGGAGTTGCCCTTCTTCTACCACAAAAATTGGTTGGACATGACGCGTCTGAGTGACGTACAAGGCATGGGTCGCCTATCTGCTGTTGTGTATGCGCCTTTGGGCGTTGCCACAGCCGGTGGATCAACATCGGTTTCCATTCGTGTTTACGCGTGGTTATCTGATGTCCACTTGATGGGATCGACAACCCGTCTTACGCTGCAAGCGAAGGACGAGTATGGTAACGGGGCCATTTCCAAGCCCGCGTCGGCGTTGGCCAACATGGCCAGCATGCTGACACAAATGCCGGTGATCGGCAAGTTCGCACGAGCTACTGAGATCGGCGCCTCGGCGACGTCCAAAATTGCTGCACTGTTCGGTTTCACGAACGTGCCTGTGATTGAGGATGTACGACCCTTGGTGCCGATGAATGGACCGATGTTGGCTTCAAGTCATATCGGTACTCCAGTACAGAAGCTCACTCTTGATCCCAAACAGGAACTCTCGATTGACCCTACACCTCATGGTATTGGGAATGTTGATGAACTGTCACTGACGTACTTGAAAACGAAAGAGAGCTACTTCGGAGCAACATCGTGGTCTACGTCAGATCTTGTTGGCACACAGTTGTTCAACACTCGGATCAACCCATGGCTACCGGCACAAGTCAATGTGCTCAACGCATCATCCGTTGCCGTGGGAAAGCGTGTTTATCACGTACCCCTCTCTTACTTAGCGAACATGTTTGAGAGTTGGCGTGGAGACATCGTCATCCGCGTCAAGGTGGTGTGTACCAAGTTCCACAAAGGGCGGCTGAAGATCAGCTACGATCCTCTGGGCGACATCACCACCACAGACCCGCCAGAAAACAGTGTCTACACAGAGATCTTGGACATTGGCGAAACGGACGACGTCGAGATTACCATTCCTTACCATCAGGCATTGGCGTGGCTCGACGTTGATCCGGGCCTCCAGGACAACTGGACACCTGGCAACGCAAACGCACCCCGGTTGAACGTCGACAACGGTGTTCTTACGGTGCGAGTACTCACTGCACTTACTGCTCCTGCGAGTGGGAGTATCAACCTACTTTTCTTCGTGAAGGGTGGGCCGAACTTTGAGTTTGCGAATCCAACAGACCACATTGGTACGAATTCAACATCGTACTCTGTGCCGAGTTTCTTTGACCTTCAGGCTGAGGACAAAACGGACGTGGTGGCGAAGTCCATTGCGTTTGGTCAACCGACTATGGTGCTCCCCGAGCGCTATGGTCTCAACTACGGTGAAGCCGTGCACTCTCTGCGCGACTTGATACACCGTTCGGTGGTGAGTGACACAGTTTCACAAACCACAGGCGTGGCAGCAAAAGCTGTGGTACTACGAAAGCTTTACAGACGTATGCCCTACACACCAGGTTACATCCCGGTGAGTATGGGAACGGCTGCACAGCGTATCGTGGCGCCTGCAGGCATCTCAAACTACGCCTTCAATGGGATGCACCCGCTACCTTACATTGCGGGTATGTTCCTGGGTTACCGAGGTGGTGTAAACTACACGGTGACTCCCTCCAGCGACGCATACGGTTTTCTC